AGGACGGCAACGCCGCCACCGACGACTCCAACACAATCAACCCGTACCTGATGCCGTTCCTGTCGATTTTCGGGTTCGGGTTCGACATCGTGAAGTCGTACTACGACTCCAATCGGTACACCAACGACGCCATGCGGACCCACATCGGGAACATCCCGCAGATAGCCGCCCAGTTCGGTATCCACTACGAGCCGTCGACCCCGGCCTACCTGTTCCGTCAGCGCATGCGCGACGCGGCCACCCTCGGCCGCCAGAAAGGCACCCTGGAACAGCTCCGGTCCCTGATCTCGCAGACCACCGGCTACGACGTCGACCTGAGCATCGGGAACAACCTGATGCTCAGCGACGACCAGGCCAGCTTCAACCACCCGAAGTACCCCAACTGGGATCCTGGCGTCAACTACGCCACGGGCGAGCGCGTGAAGTTCGGCAGCTACCTGTACCAGGCGGGCTCCAACGGCGCGTTCGGTCAGGCGCAGGCCCCGACGGGCACCAACTCCAGCAACGCCTTCTGGACGATCGTCTCCCTCACCAGCGACACGACGCTGCTCAACGCCAACGGCAACATTGCGGGATGGGAGGAGATCTCCTTCACGGCCGGTGTCTCGCCGGGCACCAACGCGGTCCAGGTCGGTGTGGGCGCGCAGAGCCCGACCAACCCGAGCGACAATGCGGGCAACGCGCTCATCGTCAAGAACAACAACTCCGGTGCGGTCACCGCATCCATGGGCGTCCGGTCGGTGGCGAGGATCAACGGACAGGGCTCCATGGACCCACAGCAGCCAGTGCTGTGGGGCATCCCCATGCCGTGGGTCTCGCAAGCCTGGGACAACTCCGTTTACTACCAGCCGGGCGACCTGGTGATCTACCACGGACGCACCTACGAGGCGCTGACCGCGAGCCTCAACGCGGCACCGTCGGACAACGCGACAGCAAATGCGCAATGGCAACCGCTCGCGTATGACGAGCGGACCCAGGTGTGCCTGTCCGGTTATACGCAGGCGTATAACGGGGAGCAGGTCCAGGTGTACCCGTTCGTGGAGTTCTATGACTCCCATGGGGCCCTGATCTGCTCGTTGTACGCAGATCAGGTGCCGTCGTACACCGTGTTGGACACCTTCACGCAGGGCTGGTCCGACTGGACGACGCGTAATACAGACGTGGGTGCGCTGGCCTGGACGCAGAAGGTCGGCCAGTGGACTGCCGGTGGTTTTGCAAACGGCTCCGCCTATCCCAAGGGCACCAGCCGCTCGCTGGCCACGGTCACCGGGCACGCGGACGGCGCCGTGTCGGTCACCTTCGCCGTCGCCGCATCAGGCACCCTGCAGCAGGGGGTCATATTCCGCTACCAGGACCTCTCGAACTACTGGCGGGCCGGGCGAGGATCCCTCTACAGGATCTCCGGCGGAGTGACCGCGGCCACCTTCCCCTACAGCCAGGCTTTCTCCGACGGGGACCGCATCACGGTCTCCTTCTCAGGCTCGAACATCTCGGTCAATAAGAACGGAACACAGGTGCTCTCGATCTCGGACTCCAACCTGCTGACAGCCACCGGAGTCGGAATGGTGGTTGAGTGATGGCTACGTACTTCCTCACCTTCGAGAACGACGACGACTTCGCACCCGTCTTCTCCATCTCCGGAGACATCCAGGGCCGGGTCTACTCGTCCTACGCGCCGCAGCTCGACGGCGAATTCACCATCGATGGCGACCTGGGAATCATCATTCCCAGGCCGAAGCCTGCGCTGCCGCTGGCCGGGGTGTTCACGGTCCAGGGAACACTCAAGGCCGGACTCCGCACACCGGTTGGTGTGTTCAAGGACTTCGCGCACTACCCCTACGGCGGAATCGACCCGGCAATGGCAAGGATCGGCGCCACCAGCGGGGCACTCACCTCCGCCGCAGCGGGCTCCTACAACCGGCAGTACGCCATCTTCACGGCCCCCGCGGACTACCCCGTCTCCCAGGGTGCCTACGCTTGGAAGAGGGCCGCGTACGCGAGCGTGGGATTCAAGTTCGCCAACATGTCCTACAACAAGCACCAGCTCCTGGACGCGGTCCAGTTGGAGACTGTACCGCTCGGAGCGACCGGCCCCTCGACCTACCAGGCCGCCCGACAGATCCAGGTTGTCGTCAAGCCCACCCGGCTGAACTACGCGACCAACCCCAACTTCGAGAGCGGGCTGACCAACTACACACCGACCGGCCAGGCCACGCATGCAATCGACACCTTCCGCTGGCAGGGCTCGCAGGCCCTCAAGGTCACGGTCCCGTCCACGGCAACGTCAGACAGCGGACTGTCCCTCCCGGTGTCCGGACTCATTCCCGGCCGCCAGTACGTCATGAGCGCCCGCGTGGCTATCGCCCAGGGATGCGGTGACGTCGCCCCGTGGTCCGGGGGAGGCTCGGTGCAGGGACAGAAAGTCTCCTGGCGCAACGCAGGTGAGTTCACGGACCCTGCCAAGCAGAGATGGCGCACCGTCTCCGTCACGTTCACCGCGAACGCCTCCAGCGTCTCCGTGGGCGTGAACGTCCTGAAGAGCACCATGGCGGCGGGAGTGGCCAGCATCTTCTGGGTCGACGGAATGCTGGTCGAGGAAGGGGAGAGCGTCCGCCCGTATTTCGACGGATCTATGGGAACGGACTACCTGTGGGAATCCGGAGGTTCCGCCAACCTTTCCCGCTCGTACTTCTACGAGAACCGAATCGAGCGCGGTTACCTCGTACAGACGCTGCTCGACGAGAATACCCCTCTAGGAATTACCGCGGCAGTTCCGCAGTACGCAGTTCTGCCTACCCAGTAAGGACCCTAATGAACGTCTACGTCACCGGCGCCGCGACAGTCGTCGTAGGTCTTGTCCTGCCCATCGTGGTGGCCCTGATCACCCGGCCCTCGACCAGCGGCAGCGTCAAGTCGGCACTGCACGGCGCGCTCGCCGGAGTCCTCTCCGGGGCGGGGGCCTACCTGGCCGATCCGCACCCCGACTTCGGTCCGGCCTTCGTCGTCACTGTCCTCACCGGGCTGACCGGCACGGCCTTCTACCGCAAGGTGCTGAAGAAGTACCCGTGGTTCGCTGCGGTGCAGAACGCCTTCGTTCGCGAGGCCGCGACCCGGCTTCATACCGAGGACACCGCAGCCGGGCGGCCCGAGAAGGTATGAGCGATGAACTGGCTGCACGTCCTGCTGATCGCCTTCGCCACCTTCACCGCGTGGGAGTGGGTGCTGGTCGCCCTCCCCTTCGCCGTCCCGGCGTGGCTCCAGCCCGTCGTGGTCGTCGCCATCGCCTACGGCGCGCAGCGGCTGAACGAGTCGTGGCTGGTGGCCGTCGCGGCGGCCGGAGCGGTGGCCCTCCTTCATACCGCCGTCCGGTCCGGTGTAGTGGAAGCACCCCCGCTGCGCCTGCCCCGGAGACACCCCTCGACTGGCCGCAGGGTGCCTGACCTGCCCTGATCGTCAACCGACTTGAAACCCTCGCTTTACAGGCGGGGGTTTCTTGCATTTAGAACCGATACCGAGGTATGGTCATCCCCGTCGCCGATCAGGCGCAGAACCCACCACCCACTCACCTGGAGCTGACTTGAGCACGCCCATCACCCTTGCCTTCGCGGGCAACGCGGACGTCGACCTGGACAACGTCAAGGCCCTCCTCGGAGACCTCGTCGGAATCGGCGAGGAGGACGCGGACGGCTACCCCGCCGAGTCCGACCGCGAGATCAACCTGATCTTCCCCATCACCCGCAGCCACCTCTCCGACGGCCTGGAGACCGTCCTGAAGTGGTCGGAGTACGCCGACATCCCGTTCGTGGCCGTGGCCGACAACGCCCGCAGCCGTGCGACGGAGAGCATCCTCGGTGAGGCTGAGGAGGTCGTCCACAACGCCAACGTCACCGCGGGGGTCATCGACCTGCTGAAGAAGGCCGACAGCGACGGCCACGAGGTCAAGGTCATCCTGCTGTGGGGCGAAGAGGGCAGCGTAGAGGCCGAGCTGCTGCTGGACGCGGCCGAGCAGGCTGGCTTCAAGTCCTACGACCTCGCGGCCGGACTCGACGACATCTCCTTCGGAGACCCGCAGGGCAACGAGGAGCCCGAGCCGGAACCCGAGCCGGAGGAGCCCAAGCGCGGTCGCCGCCGCGGTCGTCGCAACGCCGAGCCTGAGCCGATGGAGCCCGAGGAGCAGCCGCTCACCGAGGATGAGCCGGAGGAGAAGCCCAAGCGCCGTGGTCGCAAGGCCGAGCCGGAGCCCGAGGCCCACCCGGTCGAGGAGGACATCGAGGAGCAGATCGACCGCGAGGCCCGCAAGGTCCAGCGGGAGACCGCACCGGTAGCCGACGAGGAGATCGACCTCCTGCTGGTCCGTACCGCTCTGGAGTCCGCCTACGCCGCCTTCCGGCTGGAGGACGAGCGCAGCGCGGTCATCAACCAGGCCGACGTGCGCGAGCGTCCGCTGACGGAACTCCTGCGCAAGGCTCTTCATACCCTCGGGGACGCGGCCGAGAAGGCCACCAGCGCCCCGGAGAAGGCCGAGGAGCCGGAGGCCGAGGAGAAGGAGCCGGAGGCCCCTCGCAGGCGTCGTGGACGGCCGCGTGACGAGGAGAAGACCTTCGACTTCCTTGAGGACGAAGAGGGCAACCTCACCCGCCGCGGTCGCGGACGGATCCCGCGCGGCACGAAGGTCGTCAAGTTGACCCGTGCGGAGATCGAGGAGCGCGGGCTCGAACTCGACTCCGAGTAAGCAACGCAAAGGCCCCCAGCGCTGACGAGGTCTGAGACCTACAAGTCACTGCTGGGGGCCTTTGTCCACCACACCCCGGAGCCCACCACAAACCCCGGGAACGGTCCGAAAGGACCAGGCGAGAGAAAGGTTACCAGGATGGCATCACTTCATACCTATTGCTCGCTCGGAGCGGCCGAGTGAGCATCCTTCGCGTCAAGCGCACCAAGGGATACACCACTATCCCCAACTCCGCCCTGTGCGACTCCCGGCTTTCCTTCCGAGCACGAGGCGTGCTGGCCTTCCTGCTGGCTAAGCCGGACGACTGGGAGACCAGAACCACGGACCTTCCGCGGACCCCGGAGACTCCCAACGTAGAAGGCAGAGACGCTGTCCGCACAGCGCTGAAGGAGCTGCGCGAGCTGGGCTACATGAGCCAGGAGCGCGAGCAGTACCGGGACGAGGAGACGGGCAAGTGGCTCTGGCGAACAGTCACCGTAGTGCGGGATTTTCCGGAGCCTGAAAACCCGTCGCCGGAAGACGTACCGAGAACGGATTCCCAGGCGTCGGAGAGTAGTTGTCATATACCAACTAAGGAGGAGGCTTCCGAAGACGGGTTTTCAGGCGCTCTCCTACTACCTAACTACATAACTACTAATAGCCAGGTAGTAATAGAGAAGACTACGTCTTCTCCACCGCGCCGACCGGCGCGGTCAGATCCTGACCAGGCTGAGGAGACCTCCAGGAGGCCAGGCGGGAAAGGGTGGGACGCGGTGCGTCCTGTCTACCGGCCCAAGAAGAAGACCAAGCGGCAGCAGGCTGAGGAAGCAGCCCAGGCGGAGAAGGAACTGGACCCGGCTTACGTCGTGGCCCAGGCTCTCGGCGAGGATGACCCGGCAGACAGTCCAGGCGACCGTCTCCCGGCCTCGGACGATGATCTGGCCCCTCCGGTCCGGCGAGGTCGTAAACCACGCTCCCTGCGGCCTTCTGAGGTCCTGGCCTCGTTCTTCGACAAGCGGGCCCAGGAGGTAGGCCACCCGGTCCCCGGCACGACCAACCTCGGAGCCCTCTCCGGCAACTTCGGCCGGTGGATGCGCGAGGGGACCACGAAGGAAGAGATCACCAAGATGATCATCACCTACTGGTCCTCGTCCTGGCAGCGCTCGGAGAACGTACCGGCCTGGAAGGACTTCCTCGCCCAGCGCGGTCTCCTCGCCGGGCGCCAGGCCAAGGTCGAGAAGGTCAACGAGATGGAAGCGAATCGCTTCAACGAGGACTACTGGTCCTGACCGGCCCCCGAAGGGGCGGGCTGCTGCGATGGCGGACCGCCCCTTCTTCATTCAGAATCGATACCCTTGAACCGATACCGCGTGCTAGCATCCTGTCTCGCAGTTCCCACCACCACGAGGAGGTTCCATGGCGACTGACCCCCGGGTCCACGCGCTGCGCATGGCGGAGTACCAGATCCCCATGCGGCTGCGCCATCTCCGGCTTCATACCTTGGCGGACTCGCCCCACAAGGCGGTCTGCCAGAGCTGGTTGGACGAGCTGCGGGACCACTTCGTCACCGACAAGCGGCCCCTGGAGGAGTACCCCGAGGACTGGTCCAAGATCGGCCGCGGCCTGCTCTTCATGGGCCCTCCCGGCACCGGCAAGACCTCCCTGGCCACGGCCGTGCTGCTGGAGATCTACTACGCCAAGCGGCTGCCGGTGTTCTTCATGGCCTACGCCGAGTACGTGGCCATGTCGATCGAGCAGTTCGGCCTCCAGGACAAGAAGGAACCTGAAGCCGTCCACCGCTGGTGGGAGATCGAGGACACTCTCAACGCTGCCCGCATGGCACCCGTGCTGCTGCTGGACGACGTCGGTAAAGAGCACCGGACCAAGACCGGCTACGCGGAGAACGAGCTGGACCAGCTCCTACGCCTTCGGCACCGCGAGGGACGGCCGACGCTCATCACCTCCAACGTCCCTCCGCGGGACTGGGGGAGCGTCTACCACGAGTCGATGGGCTCCTTCATCAAGGAGGCCTTCACTCACGTGACCGTGGTGGGGGAGGACCGCCGTGGAGCGCGGTGACATATCGAACGAGGTCGTACCGCGACTCTTGATCGCCTTCGAGGGCATGCTCGGGATCCTCCCCGAGAAGCCCAATGGTCGCGTCGTCGAGACGATCACCCGCAAGTTCGGGCGACGGGAGAAGGCTGCCCAGCGGTCCGTGGACGCCTACGAGATCAACGACGCCCTGGCCCGGGTCATCTGGGACACCACGTGGCGCCACAAGTACTCGGTCGACGTCGTCACGTACCTCGGAGAGGACGCTGTAGCGCCTCTGGAGGCCCGTCTGGACGTCGAGGGGCTTCCCATTGGCCGCGTGTGGTCGACGACCCCTGAGCGGCTTGCCAGGCGCCTTCCCTACATGCCGGACGTCGCGGCCGTCTTCGACAACGAACACCACCTGGTCTACGGCAGCAAGGGGCGCATGCTCCCGGCCATACCCACCACCCTGATAGGAGCGCTGTAGTGGCGGACTTCGAGCGCCTGCTCGTCTCCCGCATTATCCAGGACAAGGACCTGGCCGATGTGGCAGACGCAGGTATCACCCCGGCCTTCTTCGGCGACCCGGAGAACAAGCGGGTCTTCCAGGCCATCCTCCGGCACAAGGGGACCTACGGAGAGGTCCCGAGCCTCACCACCATCAAGACCGACTTCCCCACCTACAAGTTCGTCCGCGTCGAGGACAGCATGCAGGTGCTGACCGACCGGATCAGGGAACTTCATACCTTGGCCCTGCTGGAGCAGGGCCTGGCCGACTCGGTCGACGCCCACGAGGAGGGCAACGCCCTGGCCGCCATGGCCGCGCTGCACAAAACCCTTGCGGACATCGCCGCCGCGGTGCCCAACGCCCGCGACACCGATCTGACCGAGACCGGCCAGGCCCGTCTGGCGCGCTACCTCGCGCTCAAGGACCTGCCCGACGGCCTGCGAGGCATCCCAACCGGCTTCGCGACGATCGACCGTGCCACCCAGGGCCTCCAGAAGGAGCAACTGGTCACCTTCGTCGGCCCGCCGAAGGCTGGTAAGTCGACGCTGCTTCTGCTGGCCGCCATGTCCGCCCACCTGCACGGCGAGCGTCCGCTGTTCATCGGCTTCGAGATGAGCAACGAGGAGCAGGAGGAACGTTTCGACGCCATCCGCGCGGGGATTTCCCACGCCCGGCTGAGGAACGGCACCCTCAAGAAGTCCGAGTGGGACAAACTCGAAAGGGCTCTGCGGGAACTGGAGGCCATGCCTTCGTTCTTCCTTTCCTCGGACTCCATGAATGCGACGACGCTTACCGGTGTGCAGTCGAAGATCGACCACATTCGGCCGACGATCGTATTCGTGGACGGCATCTACATGATGCAGGACGAACTCGGCGAGGCTCAGGGATCCAGTCAGGCGCTTACCAACCTCACCCGAGGGTTCAAGCGCATGGCGAAGAACCTGCAACTCCCGATCGTCATTTCCACGCAGGTCCTTGAGTGGAAGATGAACAAGAAGAAGGGCATCACCTCCGACTCGATCGGATATTCGTCCTCCTTCGCCCAGGACTCCGACGTGATTCTCGGTGTCGAGTGCACGGAGGAGACGGACATCAACAAGTTGAAGGTCGTCCTGGCCCGTAACTGCCCGCCCCTGGAGACCTTCGTCCAGTGGGACTGGGAATCGGGACAATTTGAAGAGCTGAACGAGGACCCGTTCGCAATGGATGACGCGGAAGGCTGGCAGGAAGATGCCATCGCAGCCTACTGAGAGACGCACGCTCGTATTCGCAGGGAACTATCGGGAATTCGCGCACTGGTGCCGAGAGAACGGCAGGAATCCCCACGACAGGAATCTCATCTACGCGAGCGAATGGTACCGGCTGCAAGGCCTCAGCGATATAGACGTGGTGTATTACGGCACGTACTACCTGCGCCGTGACTACGACAAGATCATGGAAGCGATCCACTGGATAGGGAGAAGGAGTAAGAGTGCCCAGGGCTAAAGCCAAGGGGTGGGATGCAGTAGGTACTCCGGTACCCGGTAACGTCACCGCCTGCCTCGACGAAATCGGTCTGGAGTACAAGGTCCAGGGCGACGAAATACACATGCCGTGCCCCATGCATGAGGCGCGGATTGGAAAGAAAGACCGAAGCCCATCCTTCTCTATAAACTCCGACGCTGGCTATTTCAACTGCTTCTCCTGCGGATACCGCGGCCCGTTCGTCGTCCTGGTAAAGGACGTGCTGGAGATCCCGCACGCCGACGCGGTGATGTGGGTCCGTCAGCGCGGCGGGATCGAGAAGGTCAAGAAGTTCCTGGCCAAGAAGCAGCCGAGCCAGGTCGACACCAGTAAGCAGATCAACGAGGCGTCGCTGGCCTTGTACGTCACTCCGCCGATCGAGGTCTGCGCCAAGCGCCAGTTCCTCCCGCAGGACGCGGAGGAGTGTGGCGTGCTCTGGGACAAGAAGCGGAAGATGTGGATCATCCCCGTGCGCTGCCCGGACACGGGCCTCTTGTGGGGCTGGCAGGAGAAGAACGAGAGGTACTTCCGCAACCGGCCGCCGTCCATGACCAAGAGCCAGACCCTGTTCGGGCTTCATACCTACGAGGGTGACCTCGCCATCCTGGTGGAGTCCCCTCTGGACGTGGTACGGCTGCGGTCCGCTGGCTACACCGCCGGGCTCGCGTCCTTCGGCGCCGGAGTCTCCGACGCCCAGATGAGCCTGATCCGCGACCACTTCGACACCGTGGTCATCGCGCTGGACAACGACAAGGCCGGGTCTGAGGCATGCGCCCGGCTGCGCAAGGAGTGGACCGGACGCGGACTCACCCTCCGCTTCCTCGACTACAGCCTGACCGACGCCAAAGACCCCGGCGACATGACGGACCTGGAACTCACGGACGCCATCAACAACGCCTACTCCTCCGTCGTCGCCCGCTTCTAAGGAGACACCTATGCAACCCAAGAAACGACTTCATACCTGCGGCAAGCGCCGGTTCCGCGACCGCGTCTCTGCCGTACTCGACATGCAGCGGATCCAGCGCAAGCACGACGCCGACCGCGACAAGGTCCCCTGCCGGGTCTACGAGTGCCCGCGGTGCAAGGGCTTCCACATGACGTCCCAGCCCGTGCCGGAGGTGCCTCATGCAGGCGCCTGACGGATGGGAACACCTCGGCGCAGACTTCTGGAACCGCGTCGAGCCGGACCCTGACTCCTCCTGTTTGATATTCCAGTCGACCGCCACCCGGGCCTCGTATAACGGCAAGACGCTGCTGTCATACATCACCGGGGGAGACGGCCGACAGAAGCACCGGTCCTGCCGACGGCGTATGTGCGCGAACCCCGACCACATCGCCGACGGGCACTTCGACATGGGCACCCCGTATGCCCCGCGCCCGCGCACGCAGCGGCAGTTCTCCCGGCAGTACTCGCAGTGTTGAACGTCGACCTCCACGTTTATCAAGAGGATGCGGTGGACCGCGCCATCGAGCGCGGTTCCCTCTTGATCGCGTACGAGATGGGCCTGGGCAAGACCGTGATTGCCCTGGCCGCCGTAGAGGAGCTGCTGGCGCTGGAGGAGGTCGAGACCGCGGTCGTCGTGGTCCCGGCCAACCTGAAGTACCAGTGGGCCAAGTCCATAGCCAAGTTGACGGACGTCGCCACCCGAACCATCCGGGTCCGGGAGGACGGCCAGACGCAGGAGATCACCGTACCGACCGAGGAGTACTGCGTCCTGGTCGACGGCGACCCGAAGAAGCGGGCCGCCCAGTACACGAAGATCAAGACGTACCGGCCGGACTACGTCATCCTCGGCTACGAGAACGTCGTCAACGACTGGAACTACGTCAGGAGGATCAAGCCCGAGTGCCTGGTGCTGGACGAGATCACTGCGATCAAGACGTTCAAGGCGCAGCGGACGAGGAAGATCAAGCGTCTAACAGCGGCGTACCGCTTCGGTCTAACAGGCACCCCGGTGGAGAACGGCAAGCCGGAGGAACTGTTCAGCATCATGCAGTGGGTGGACGCCGACGTGCTGGGCCGCTTCGACCTGTTTGACAAGACGTACATCAACAGGAACAAGTTCGGTGGCGTCCAGAACTACAAGAACCTGCCTGTACTACACGCCAAGCTGGCCAACGCCATGGTGCGTAAAACACGGCTGGACGATGACGTGCGCCCGTACCTCCCGGAGGTCCAGGAGTCCACCATCCCGGTCATCCTGGACGCGAAGACGCGGAAGGCGTACAAGCGGATCTCGGAAGACTTGCTCGGTGAGCTGCGCGCGGCCGGGCCGTCGATGGGTGAGTTCGATCTGTTCGCGCACTACCACGGAGGAGAGACACCGAACGAGAACAGCCAGCAGGGCAAGATCATGGCGCGCATGCAGGCTCTCGACATGCTGCTGAACCATCCGGACCTGGTCATCCAGTCCGGCCAGCGGTATGAGGAGAGCGAACTGGCCCGCCAGGGCGGGGCGAAGAAGAAGACCTGGCCTGGCTCGAAGTACTGCTATGAGGTGTGGCAGGAGGGCATCCTCGACGACGTCACGACCTCACCGAAGCTGGACGCGGTGGTCGCGGCCGTGGAGGACATCCTGGCCACCCGGGGCAACAAGGTCATCATCTTCTCGGTGAACCCAGACATGCTCGAACTGATCGAGGAGCGCCTGCCGGACGAGTGCGCGGTGTCCTACACCGGACGAATGAGCGGCGCAGCCAAGGCTTACGCAGCCCAGCGGTTCGAGCAGGACCCCGGGTGCCGGGTGTTCCTGTCCAGCCACGCAGGCGCCTTCGGCACGGACTTGTTCATGGCCAACTACCTGATCAACTACGACCTGGCCTGGAGCAGTGGCAAGCAGGACCAGATCAATGCCCGGCACAACAGGGCGAGCAGTCAGTTCAAGGACATCTACATCCTGAATGCCATCACGGTGGGCACCACGGAGCCACGCAAGCTGTCCACGCTGGCGCACAAGCGGAGGGTGGGAAGCGCGATCACGGACGGCCGTGGGGCGGACGGCAAGGGTCGCATCGAGAACGACATCGAGACCCTGACTCAGTGCCTGGAGGCGGCGTAACTTTCAGGATCCCACGGTGGGCGTCAAGTGGTTCTAAGGCTACGATTGCGTGTCACCATGCAGTCATGCGAGAAGAACCACTTGACGCCTTCCTGCGTGAAGGCCTGCGACAGCTCCTGAACCCTCCCGAGGAGCAAGAGGACTGGGACATGACGCCCACGCGCCTGGCCATCCGTTGCGAGGCCGACTCTGTAAATCGGCTGGCCGAAAGTGATTGACGGCGCGAGTCGGGCGAACTAGATTCATCCCTGACGGATCTCGAACGGGAATCGAACAGGGAGGGTGCGATGACCACCATCGCGGAAGCGCTCGGCATCGACTGGAAGCCCGCGGACGAAGCACCGACCTACCAGCTCACCCACCACGCACGGAAGCAGGCTGCCGCCAAGGGCTGGTCCACTGAGGAAATCCTGCGGGCTGCGAACGAGCCGCTTCATACCTACCCCTCGGGCCGTGTCTACGGACAGATGCGCCACGTGCGAGGGGACATCGTGGCCATCATCGACCTCGGCCGTCGGTGCGTCGTCACCGTCTACCGGGACGTCGAGGAGACGGACCTCCGGGCTGACCAGGTCGACATGGACGCTCGCATCTACGGGATCAATCACGGCCAGCAGGCCTCCTGAAAGAATCGATACCAAAGAATCGACACCGTGCAAGCTATCGTGTAGAGTCGCTTGCGCAGCTACTACATCGGAAGAAGGGGAGCACCGCTCCATGGCTACCGTTACCCGACGCACCACCCGACGGGCCGAGAGGCCGATCAACCTGGACCCGGAAACTCCACTGGAGAAGGTCCGCCAGTTCCTCATCCTGAAGTTCCAGGAGCAGCAGATCGTCACCCGCAAGAACAAGCTGCGGGACGACGTCAGCGCCCACGTGGACGCGACCGGCGAGGTCGACGAGAAGGGCAGCAAGTTCTGGAAGCTGCCGACCCCGATCGAGGTCAACGGCCAGAAGTTCACCGAGATCAAGCGCGAGCGCCGCGTCTCCACCAAGCTCGACGTGGACGCCGTCGATACCTTGGTCAACGAGAAGGGCCTGCGCGACCGCGTCTACAAGCAGGTCACCACCGAGGTTCTGGACCAGGACGAGCTGTACGTCCTGAACCAGGAGGGCGTCATCTCCGACGCCGAACTCGACGGCCTGTGGGTCGAGTCCGCGTCCTTCGCCTTCAAGCCGCTCCAGGGCTGACCCATGGGATCCCACGCATACGCACGTCTCGGCTACGACCTCGCCACGCACTACGGATAGGACACCACCACATGAGCACCGCGACCGCCCTCGATGAGGAGTTCTCCGCGCTAGGGGAGCAGTACTACCCCGGCTCCACGCGGCCCCTCGTCCGGCACCCCAACCGCAACACGCTTCATACCGAGCCCGTCCCGTCGGCGGGCGACTGGGACGCCAAGCCCCGCAAGTACGTCGTGGCCGGTACCGAGACCGACTTCTTCACCGTCGGTCAACTCGCCCAGGCCCTCGGCCGTCAGCCGGGCACGATGCGTAAGTGGGAGCGCGAGGGAGTCATCCCCAAGAGCACCTTCCAGTCCCCGGGCCGGGACGGAGACGTACGCGGCCGACGTCGTCTCTACACCCGCGCTCAGGTCGAAGGCATGGTCCGCATCGCGGCTGAGGAAGGCGTCCTCGTCTCCCACCAGAAGCCCATCAAGGAGACGAACTTCACCGCGCGTGTCGTCGACCTCTTCAAGAGGCTGGCCGAGCAGTGAGGGTCACCAAGTCCCGAGAGTTCCTGGTGTCCATGGGCAACTACGAGAACGTCACCTTCGCGGCCTCCGTGGAGATCTCCGACGAGGACTTCCCCAAGGCCAAGTCGCTCAAGGAGCTGGACAAGATCGCATCCGAATTCCTCGACCAGTCCCTCGCGGACGACATCGAGGAGGCCCGGCTCAACACCGCTGAGCCGAAGAGTTTCATCCACTTGTATCAACAGGAGAACACCTGATGCCCCGCACTCTCACCCGCCGTCGCACCTCCCGCGACACCGACGCCTACTCCCCGGCCGACGAGCCGGAGGACGACGTCCAGCAGGACGAGGAAGAGGACGAGCGTCCGGCCCGTGGCTCCCGCCGCGGCTCGCGTCGCCAGTCGCTTCATACCCAGGAGGACAAGCCCTCCCGCCGCAGCCGTCGCGCCCAGGACGAGGACGACGAAGAGGACCGCGAGCCTGCGCCGAAGGTCGGCGGTAAGGGCTGGGGCAGTTACGAGAAGACCAAGCAGGCCACGTCGTCCTTCCCGGATGACTTCAAGGCCACTGGAGAGTCCGTCATCGTCAAGTTCCTCGACGACGAGCCGTTCCTGGTCTACCTCCAGCACTGGATCGAGCGGTCCGGCAAGCGCTCCTGGACGTGCCTGGAGAACCGCTGCCCGCTGTGCGACGACCTCGGGGACAAGCCGTCCCAGCAGGTGCTGTTCAACGTCGTGGACTTCACCGATCCGGAAGACCCGCAGGTCAAGGTCTGGCGCGCGGGCCCGATGATCGCGGACATCCTCAAGAACTTCGCGAAGGACAAGAAGACGTCGCCGCTCAACCGTGACGACCTCTACTTCTCCGTCTCGAAGCAGACGAAGAACAAGAAGACCAACTACTACATCACGCCGGTCAAGGAGCGTGACCTCGAAGACGATTGGGACGTCGTCCCGCTCTCCGAGGACGAGCTGGAGGAGTTCGACGAGAAGGCCTACGGCGAGGACATCCTCCAGGTGAACACCCGGAACGAACTCAAGACCATCGCCCGGGAAGCCCTCGACTGATCGTCCCCCAAGGGGGGAGGTTCCGGCACCGCGCTGGGGCCTCCCCCCTCGGCTTCCCATCCACCACCACGGAGAGAGTCATGTCTATCCGCGACTCGGTCATCCTGACCCCCGACCGACTTCATACCGAGCTGGAGTACTTCCTCCAGCAGCCCGCGTTCTCGTTCGACATCGAGACGATCGGTCCGAACCGCAACGTTCCGACCCAGAACGTCGCCAACTGGCTGAGCATGGCCACCAACGGACGGGCCATCGCCATCCCGTTCGGCCACCCCAACGGCGATGTCCTGATCAGTAAGGCCACCCGTAAGAAGAACAAGCTGACCGGGAAATTCGACGCTATCCCGGCCGTTTATGACGCCCCGCCGGAGCAGATGCTCCCCAGCGAGGTGTTCTCCATCCTGGAGCCGCTGTTCTTCGCCGAGGACAAAATCAAGATTGCGCACAACGCAACATTCGACTTGATTTCCACGGCGAAATACTGGGGCGCGATAGCGAGCCCCGAATACAGCGACACCATCGTTTTGCAGTGGCTGCTCGATGAGAATATGAAGCAGAAAGGTCTCAAGGAACTCATCAAGCGCTACTACAAGGTCGATTACGACCAGGAGAGTGTCGGCAAGTGCGTCGAAGCTCACCCCTTTTCCAAGGTCGCGCACTACGCGTACATGGACGCGAAGTACACGTGGCTGCTCTGGAAGCGGTTCCAGCGCTACATCCAGCAGCAGGGGCTGACCCATGTCCGGCGCCTGGAGGAGGACGTTCTGGGCGTGTTGCTCGACATGGGCATCACCGGAGCGCCAGTCGACGAACACGCCATGCGCGAGCTGGTCAAGGACATGAGCGCGCTCCTGGTTGACATCGAGGGCCGGATCTACAAGGCGGCCGGGCAGCGCTTCAACCTGAACGCGCCTGCCCAGAAGGCGGCCGTGCTGTACGCGCCGAAGTCGGAGGGAGGTCAAGGACTCAAGCCGCTCAAGCCGACCGACGGAGGCAAGAAGAAGCGCGACGCTGGCCTGGAGCTGGAGTGGAAGGACTACAGCACCGACTCCGACAGCCTGGATAAGCACCCGAACAACGAAGTCGTCAAGGCGATGCTGGAGTACGCGGAAGTCAGCAAGCTGCTGAGCTACCCGGTCGCGTACCTCGGTGACCCGGAGGACAAGGACAAGCCCTGCCGGATCTTCGACGGCCGGATCCATGCCGACTTCGTCCAGTACGGAACCGTGACCGGCCGGTTCTCCTGCCGCGAACCCAACCTCCAGAACATCCCCCGTCCCGACACCGACCTCGGTAAGCGGATCCGTGGTCTGTTCGTCGCCCCGCCCGGCTACAAATTGGTCGTCGCGGACTACGGACAGATCGAACTCGTGGTGCTCGCCCATTTCATCGGACGTGGTGATCTCTACAAGGGATTCCATAACAGTGTCGACCCTCACTCCGCTACGGCTGCCGCCCTTATGGGTGTGGACGCCAAGGAATTCATGGCGCGGGTCAAGGCGGGTGACCGGAAGTGCATCGACTTTCGCCAGGTCGCAAAGGGCATCAACTTCGCCGTGGTATACGGCGCGGGCCCGGAAAAGGTTGCATCCATGGCTGGCATTACCGTCAAGGAAGCCAAGAAGTTCATGGAGACCCACCAGAAGCTGTTCCCGGAGATCTACAAATTCAAGGAGGACGTGATACGGGTCTGCCGGTCGCGTCGCCCCCCGTACATTCGAACGCTGCTCGGTCGTAAGCGTCGCCTGCCTCTCATCCTCTCGTCGAACAACGGCCTGCGGATGGGTGCGGAGCGTCAGGCGGTTAACTCCCTCATCCAGGGGAGTGCGGCCGACCTCATCAAGCTGGCGATGATCCGGCTGAACAACAGACTGCCGGACGAAATCCGCCTGATCCTCTCCGTGCACGACGAGCTGGTGGTGCTCGCTCCGGAGGACCGGGCAGAGGAAGCCGCCGCGCTGGTGAAGGAAGCAATGCTCGGAGAAGGAATTCAGAAGCTGCTGCGCGTCCCTCTCTCGTCGGACGTGAAGATCGTGGACCGCTGGTCGGAAGCCAAATGAGCAAAGTAATAAAAGAGGTGATGGATTCCGTAGAGTAAAACCCATGGGAAGAATAGCGACGCCGCCCGAAGACAGATTCTGGGCGCAGGTTGAGAAGTCCGATGGGTGCTGGGTGTGGACTGGCGCGAAGCACAAGGGCTACGGCCAGTTCACGCTCTACGGATTCAAGAACAAGAAAGGCCAGTGGCGGAACAAAACGGTACGTGCTCACCGGATCGCGTACGAGTGGCTGGTGGGTCCGATACCCGAAGGCCTGACCATCGACCACGAGTGCAAGAACCACGCTTGCGTGCGTCCGGGACCTAAGCACTGCGTTCCGAAGACCCGAGGAGAGAACACGCTCCTCGGGGACGGCCCCTCAGCACAGAACAAGCGGAAGACGCACTGCTCCAGGAACCACGAGTTCACCGAAGAGAACACCATCCGGAGACCCGGGCGCAGCGGACGTGAGTGCCGCACCTGCGCCAACGAACGCAGGAGGAAGTAATGGGAATCTTCAATAGCAGGAACAAGCAGGAAGAAACGGAACCGGAGGGGCCGCAGGTCGACCTCTACACGCCGCAGATGATCACCAAGCGTCTGCTCTGGGACATCGTCCCGTGCAGCGAGGTCGAGAAGATGCTCCCGCTCATGAACCTGACGCCGGACAGCCCCGACGTCAGCGAAATGGAGCACAAGGCCAGCCATAAGAGGCTTGCGCAGGTAGGACCCCTGGGGGAAATGCTAGCGCTGCTCGTCCCGATAGTTTCCGGGATTACCGCCTCGGCTATGCTGAATAACTCCGGCTTTCCGGCCGACGAAGAAGCCGCGATTACGCTCACGCGCCACCATTCCGTGGTCCTGACTTCCGGCGTCGTCGCGGTACTCGCCAACCTTCTCGACATGGGAATCATCGAATACACGGATGGAGTTACGTTCGGTGAGCAACTTCTGGGCTAACAAGTTGGGAGGAGCGGCCCCTCGCCCGGCCGCTCCGGCCCCGGCCTCCCAGCCGCCCTCCGGCGGCCCGTGGTGGGCTTCCCCGCAGCAGACCTACCCCGCCCCGCGGCAGGCGCCCCAGACAGTGCCACAGCCGCGGGAGGAGAAGGTCCCGGCCCGAGCGATGGTGGCCAAGCAGGACACCAACTGCCCGGACTGTGGGGGGACGAACTACTTCCGTCCGGTAGGACAGCCGAACCACATGGCGCAGTGCTACGAGTGCGGCTACAACCCGCGCTTCACACAGACGACTGCGGGTCTGCCGTCGGGAGACAAGTCGACTCCGTCGACCCCTGCCAGGCAGATCGCGAGTGGCGGCCTCGGAGGCCGGAGCAACTACAACCCAGGCGCCATCATCAAGGCCGACGGCACGGTCTGAGATCCGCCAACCCCCTGATCACGCAGAAGAGGAAAGCCTTGACCTCCCTTACTCTCCCCACCGACGACGCCTTCTCGCCCTTCGCCGAGACCGTCTACCGCCAGAAGTACGCCCAGCCCGGCGAGCAGTGGCGCGACACCGCCCGCCGCGTCGTCGAGACCGTCATGAAGCCGTACTTCCCCGAGCTGGTGGACGAGATGGTTGATGCTGTCGCCACCCGCAAGTTCATGCCGGGCGGCCGGTACCTGTACGCCACCGGGAAGCGGTTCCACCAGACGCAGAACTGTCTCCTGCTGAAGGTGGAGGACTCCCGCGAGTCCATCTCCGACCTGCTTCAGCGCGTCGCCTCCGGCCTGATGACCGGCGCCGGTATCGGCATCGTCTGGTCCGCGCTCCGGGAGAACGGTGCGAAGGTGCAGGGAATGGGTGGCACGTCCACCGGTCCCATCGCCTTCATGCAGATGGTCAACGAGATCGGCCGCCACATCATGCAGGGTGGTTCCCGCCGCTCCGCGATCTGGGCAGGCCTGCACTGGAACCACCCCGACGTCTTCGACTTCGTTCGGCTCAAGGACTGGTCCGACGACGTCAAGGCGGCCAAGGAGAAGGACTTCAACGCCCCGGCCCCGATGGACGGCACCAACATTTCCGTCATCCTCGACGACGACTTCTTCAAGGCCTACGAGGAGCCCGGCCACGAGATGCACGACTGGGCCCACAGCGTCTACTGGGAGGTCGTCGAGCACATGCTCACCACGGCCGAGCCCGGCTTCTCCATCGACGTCGGTGAGAACGCGGGCGAGCACCTGCGCAACGCCTGCACGGAAGTCACCTCGCGCGACGACAACGACATCTGCAATCTGGGCAGCATCAACATGGCCCGGCTTCATACCAAGGAGGAGTTCGCGCGCCTGGTCGAGTTGGGCACCGCGTTCCTCCTCGCCGGTACCTGCTACAGCCTTGTCCCGTACGAGGGTGTCGCCGAGACGCGGGCCAAGAACCGGCGCCTGGGCCTGGGCCTGATGGGTATCTACGAGTGGCTGGTCGCCCGCGGCTACCGCTACGAGAAGAACGACGAGCTGGCCGAGTGGCTGGACGAGTACGCCAAGTCGACGGAGATCGCTGCCCGCTACGCCGACCGGCTTGGTGTTTCGCGGCCGGTGAAGACTCGCGCCATCGCCCCGACCGGAACCATCGGCATCCTCGCGGAGACCACCACCGGCATCGAGCCGCTGTTCGCGGTCGCCTTCAAGCGCCGCTACCTCAAGGGCAAGGACTGGCATTTCCAGTACGTCGTGGACGCCACGGCTCGCCGCCTGGTCGAGAAGTACAACCTGGACGCGGACGAGATCGAGACCGCCTACGACCTGGCCAGGGACCCCGAGCGGCGCATCGCCTTCCAGGCATGGGTGCAGCAGTGGGTCGACCACGGCATCTCCAGCACTCTGAACCTCCCGGCGGTCGACCAGCAGGAGTTCACGCACGAGGAGTTCGGCGAGATGCTGTACCGCTACCTGCCGGACCTGCGTGGCGTGACCGCGTACCCGGACGGCTCCCGCGGCGGCCAGCCGCTGACGGTCGTCCCGTTCTGGGAGGCCGACGGTGCGGAGGGCATCGAGTACGAGGAGATCGGGGCCGATTCCGCGTGTGTGAGCGGAGTCTGCGGCGTCTGAAGATCTCTCAAAAGATCTTCGACTGACTAGTTGTTACTTCATTGGACCGGTAGTCCTCGCCCAGATATGGTATGGGGGCTACCGGTTCTGCTTTCTCGCTTGACGAGTATCGGTTCAGGAGAACACTGCATGCGTCTTCATACCTACGGGGGCAACCTGTGAACCAGGAAGCCCTCGCCATCGTCGCAAAGATCAACAAGGAGCACCCCGGCGCCGTCTGTATGGCGTCCGAGATGCGTATCCCCCGCCGGTTCACCTCCGGCTCCCTCTCCCTGGACATCGCCCTCGGTGGTGGGTGGCCGGGCAACCAGTGGGTCGAGGTCATCGGCCGCGAGAGCCACGGCAAGACCTTCATTGTCTACAAGACCCTCGCCGCCAACCAGCGACGCGACCCGGAGTTCACCTGCCTCTGGATCGCAGCCGAGCACTATGACACCGACCAAGCGGAGGCCTTGGGTGTCGACAACGAGCGCGTGATCGTGGTCCCCACCCAGGCCATGGAGTTCGCCTACCAGACCATGCTCGACTTCGCGGCCAGCCGGTCCGTCGACATGATCGTCCTCGACTCCTACCCGGCGCTCATACCGGACGAGGAAGCCGAGAAAGAGATGGACGAGGCCACCATGGCGCTCGGTGCCCGCCTCACTGGCAAATTCTTCCGCAAGAGTGGGGCGGCCACCAAGCGATCCATGACGGACTCCGAAGACCGCCCCATCCTCGGCATCGTCATCAACCAGTTCCGCGACGCCATCGGCAAGTTCTCTCCGCACGGCACCCCGACCACAACTCCCGGTGGGAACGCGAAGAACTATGCGTTCTACGTCCGCGTGGAAGTCCGCCGGGATGAGTGGATTCAGGAAGCCAGGCCCGGCAAGGGCAAGGTCAACGTGGGCCAGGTCATCAAGGTCAAGACCGTGAAGAACAAGTCGGCGGCCCCTCAGCAGGTGGCCACCATCGATGCGTACTTCCGGTCGGCTCCCTTCCTGAATTTCGCCCGCGGTGACTACGACGTCACCAAGGAAATCATGACGATGGGGATCCTCTTCGACGTCATCGAGCGCAAGGGAGCGTACTTCCAGATCGACAACGGGGAGTACGACGACAAGGGCAAGCCGGTACTGCGCTGGCAGGGCAAGGACCCCATGCTCGCGTCCATTCGAGAAGACCTGGACCTTCAGGAAGCCCTCTACGAGAAGATCCTGTCCGCCTCCAAGAAGGTCGACGAGCGCTCGATCACCGAAGAGGACCTGGAGGCCGCCCAGAACGCGGGCACCAAGAAGGTCCGACGCCGTCCCTCTGGAGTCATCGACGACGGTCGGTACGAGCCCGGCTCCGACCCGGAGAAGGACGCGAAGATCATGGCTCAGATGAACGATCAGATGATGGCCGACGGGCTTAATACCGAGGCCGCCTGATGGTGGCCCTGCTCTCGACACTCCTCGGCGTATCCGCCGTCTACATCCTGGTCCTCGGCGTCCGGCATTCCTGGCGCCAGGACCGGGCCCACGAGAAGTTCAATCTCCTCGCCACGCTCCTGGAGGCCTCCTATGGCGGACATGTTGAAGAAGAGCCGGAAGCAGGAGAAGAGGGGGGCGAAACTCCTCGGCGGGACGGTGAACGCGGGCAGTGGAAACGGGTGGGTCCGGAAGAACGACGTGAGGACCCCGGAGTACTCGGTTGAGTACAAGGTAACGAGCAAGAGCCAGTACCCCTTGAAGGATTCGGAACTCCAGACCGCAGAGAAACAAGCCCTCCTCGACGGCAGGGAAATGCTCTTCGGAATCCAGATGGAAAGCGGAAGGAACTGGATCACCATGTCCGAGGAGCTGT